CAAGTAGCAAAATACGAATTAAGTAAACAATTAAATAAACATAAAATGGAAAACAAGTTAAACACGGGAGCAATCTTCAAAAACACGAACAAGAAAGCTGATAACCACCCCGACTACAAAGGTAAAGTAAACGTAAACGGCAAAGAAATGGAAGTTGCTCTTTGGGTAAAGCAAGGTAAAGCAGGTAGTTTCTTTTCAGCAGCGTTCTCAGAACCATACGTTGCACCTGAGACAATGGAAAGAAGACCAGTAAGTGATGCAATGGATGATTCCGACTTACCGTTCTAATGTACGTTGACGAGGGAGGATTGCGAAAGCAATTAGAGATGTTGCTTCGTACCAAAACACGAAACCAAATTGTGCAAGAGATAAAGTCAAACACAGGAAGATTCCACCAATACCAAATTGACAAATTCTTACAGGGAAAAGACGTCACATTATGTACAGTAGTCAAGCTAGACAACTACGTATCCAGAGAGATCTACTTAAACAATTTAGAGCCACTTTAACAGGTGGCTTTTTTATTGTTGAAAACTTTTTGGCAACGTGATTAGATTTTCATCGTAAGTTTGATTAGAAATTAATCAATGGAATTACTAACAGAGATTTGTAAGCATCACCAAGAATGGCTAAAAATAGTCAAAACATTTGGCTGCGAGTTTCCAGAGGATGTAGTTCAGGATGCTTACTTACGGATTAACAAGTATGGTAACGCAGAAAAGCTAATCATAAACGGAGAGATCAACAAATTAATTATGTGGACTATCCTTCGCAATGTATCTCACGACACCAACAAAGCTAACAGAATAGAGTTTATATCATTGGAGGATGTTTGGAATGTAGAGGACACCAGTGAAGCTATAGACAGGCACGAAGCATTGAGTAAGGTAGATAAGTTAATCGAAGAAGAAACAAAGAATTGGCATCACTACGATAAAATGTTATTTGATTTGTACAGAAAAACGGAGCTATCAATGCGAGAAATAGCAGAAGCTACTAACATACATTACACTTCTATCTTCCATACGTTAAAGAGATGTAAGAAAAGACTACAGGAAGCAGTAGGAGAAGATTACAGCGATTATTTGAATAAAGATTTTGAACTAATAAAATAAACAATGGAAAAACGAACACCAAAAAAGAAAGCAGAAGGACTAGGAGATACAGTAGCACAAGTAACAAAAGCTACAGGAATAGACAAGCTAGTTAAGTTCATCGCAGGAGAAGACTGCGGATGTGACGCACGTAAAGAAAAGCTAAATGCTTTATTCCCTTACAGAACACCCAAGTGCCTAACAGAAGACGAACACACTTACTTAACAGAATCAGCAGTATTAAACAAGCAAACATTAAAGCCAAGTGAGCAGGATGCAATCTTAAAGATTTACAATCGTATCTTTGGAATCAGCAGAGAACCTACTTCTTGTGCTACTTGCTGGTTAGAGATTATCAATAAAATGAAAAAGGTATTTAACGAATACGCTGAGTAATGAAATACTATCTCATTGACCACGGAAAAGAAATGATTGCAGAAGCAAACGTTCTAACTGACCATCTAACAAAGCAAGGGCATCACTACGTTGTTTACTTGACAAATGCTGATGGCTTGATGTGCGTTGAAGAGATAGACGAGAATGAATTTTTAGATCACTTTAAAAAACAACCAAAACACGAAACCAATGAAAAATAAAGTAGGAAGACCAAGAAACCTAGACTCACCAGAACAACTAAGTGAACTATTCGACAAGTATAAAGCAGACGTAAAAGCCAATCCAAGAATCAAAAGCGTATTCGGAGGAAAGGAATTTGAAGAGAGAGCAGAGCCACTAGAAAGACCTCTAACACTAGAAGGATTTGAATTGTTTTGTTACGATGAAGTCGGAGTTGTAGAACAATACTTTAAGAATACAGATAAAAGATACGAAGAATTTATTCCCATCTGCACGCGTATACGAAAAGCAATCCGTCAAGATCAAATCGAGGGAGGTATGGTAGGACAGTACAATCCGTCCATTACACAACGTCTCAACGGCTTAACAGAGAAAGTTGAAAGCACGATTATAACAGAGCAACCATTGTTCCCTGAGGAGTAAGTATGTTTAAAAGAACGACTGCGATTAATAAGATTCTTTCGTTGAAAAAACGGATTAAGATAATTCAAGGAGGAACCAGTGCGGGAAAGACATTTGGGATTTTGCCCGTGCTTATTGACAAGTGTGCTAAAGAACCAAACCTAGAAGTTTCTGTAGTTGCTGAATCAATCCCTCACTTACGAAGAGGTGCGTTAAAAGACTTTATCAAAGTGATGAGGTGGACAGGACGTTACAATGACGACAGGTTCAATAAGACTCTTTTACGTTACGAGTTTGGTAATGGTAGTGTAATGGAGTTCTTCTCAGCAGATGATGCATCTAAACTCAGAGGAGCAAGACGTGACATATTATACATCAACGAATGTAATAACGTAAGCTTTGAAAGTTATAACGAATTATCAATAAGAACTAAGCGAGAAGTATTCTTAGACTTTAACCCTGCTAACGAGTTTTGGGTACATAAGGAACTAAAAGACGAACCTGACTCAGACTTCATTATCTTAACCTACAAAGACAACGAAGCATTAGACGAATCAATCGTAAGTCAAATAGAAAAGAATAGAGAGAAGGCATCTACAAGTTCATATTGGGCTAATTGGTGGCGAGTTTATGGACTAGGAGAAATCGGAAGTTTAGAAGGAGTGATCTTTAACAATTGGAAAACGATTGACACGATACCTGCTGAAGCAAAGTTGATAGGAATAGGACTTGACTTTGGTTACACGAATGACCCTACATCAGCAATAGAGATCTATAACTACAACGGACAAAGAATCATAAACGAGATATGTTACCGCACAGGAATGGTAAACTCAGATATTGCAAAAGTGCTACCGAATAGCGTTACTATTTACGCAGATAGCTCAGAGCCTAAATCAATAGAAGAGATTAGACGATTCGGAAAGATGATTAAAGGAGTTACCAAAGGAGTTGACTCAATCAAGTTCGGAATTGACGTAATGCAACGACAGGAATACTTAGTTACGAGTTCCAGTACAAACCTAATCAAAGAGCTTAGAAGCTATTGTTGGAGCGTCAAGAAAGACGGAGAGAAAACAAACGTACCTATCGACCATTACAATCACGCCATTGACGCATTAAGATATCACGAGATGGAAACACTAGGTTTAAAAAAGAACTATGGACAATACAACATCAGATGATCTGCCAATGATGAAAAGAGTAGTTGAGGACTACATCTATCAGCGTACAGGAAAACGAATCACAATAGTATTCGATGATGTTATGATGATCAGGAGACACTTCCAAATGTTGACTGCAGCCTACGACATTATCCTAGTGCAACAAAACACGAACAAATAAGTTTATATATTATGAAGTTAGAAATTAACGTACCTTCAAGCCTAAGTGAAATTCCACTTAAACACTACCAAGACTTCCTAAAAGTTCAGGCAGATTCCAACGATGAGGAATTTGTCGCTCAGAAGATGATTGAAATCTTTTGCGGTATATCTTTAAAGGACGTAGTTAAAATGAAGCTAACGAGCTTAAATGAGCTAATAGCGCACTTCACAAAGCTATTCTCAGAGAAACCTAAGTTTCAAAACAGGTTTAAAATACAATCAGAAGAAGGAGAGATTGAGTTTGGATTCATTCCAGAATTAGAGCAAATCAGTTTTGGAGAATACGTTGATCTTGAATCGCATCTTACAAATTGGGATAGCTACCACAAAGCAATGGCAGTTATGTACAGACCAATTATCAAAACACGAAAAGATAAATACGATGTTTTACCCTACGAACCAAACAAAGACTTTCAGGAGTTAATGAAGTTCGCACCTTTGGATGTAGTTATAGCATCTAGTGTTTTTTTTTGGAGTTTAGGAAACGAGTTACTGCAGGCTACCCTGAGTTATTTGGAGAACGAGATGAAGAAGAACAAGAAACTTACAACGACTTTTCAGAAACAGCTCAATTTGCAAAACGATGGGGATGGTATCAATCAATATATGCAATCGCTCAAGGAGACATTACAAGATTCGATGAAGTTACCAATTACAAACTTACTAAATGTCTTACCTATCTCACGTTCGAAAAGCAAAAAACAGACATTGAAAGAAGACAATTTGAACGCAATATGAAACGATGATAGGATTCTACGACATACTAAACAAACTAAAGATACATTTCGACAATGACGAGATTGTAAACACGGTAACGCAAGGAGATATCTTTCAGGTAGACTTAAACAAACAAACTATATTTCCATTAACGCACATAATGGTTAATAGTTCTACATTGTCAGATAACACGCAGACGTTCAATGTTTCTTTGATCGCAATGGATATTGTAGATATTTCCAAAACGGAAACAACTGATACATTCCAAGAAAACAACAATGAACTGGATGTATTAAATACTCAGCACCACGTCTTAAATAGATGTTACCAACAAATGCTTCACGGTAATCTTTGGGATCAGCAATTTGTAGTAGAAACAGATCCTACACTTGAGCCATTCACAGAAAGATTCGAGAACTTACTTGCAGGTTGGACGATGACATTCGATGTTACTGTTCCTAACGATATGACGATTTGTAATACTGATAGCTATGCTCCTTACTGCTCACCTTCATACGTTGTAAACACGAACGGAAGTTACTCGGCAACTATTCAGAGTGGAGAAACTCTTACGTTACCTGACACGACATTGAATCTACAAATAGACGGAACACAAGTAGCGACATCAACATTTGCAACTTTAAGTAATCAACTTATAAATTTAGTATGGCAATAGATATAAACATTCCATCACAGGTAAAGAACTACGCAAACCTAGCAGCATTTCCAGCAACAGGTAGTTTAAAAACAATCTTCATAGCAGAGGACACCAACAAAACATATCGTTGGACAGGTTCAGCATACGTTGAGATTTCAGCAAGTCAAGCAACTGCGTGGGGAACTATCACAGGAACACTATCCTCACAAACGGACTTGAATACTGCATTGAGTGGTAAAGTCCCAACGACTCGCACCCTAACAATAAACGGAACTACACAAGACCTATCAGCAGATAGAACATTCACTATATCTACGGGAATCACAATCGGTACGACTGCAATCACTTCGGGTACTGTTGGACGTGTATTGTTTGAAGGTACGGGAAATGTAGTGCAAGAATCGGCTAACTTGTTTTGGGATAATACTAATGGAAGGTTGGGGATTGGGACTGCAACGCCAACTTCAGCACTACACGTTTCTACTTCAGCTTCAACTACTGCAGTATTTCAACAATCAGGTAGGCCAAATATAACTTTTTTAAATAATACAACTTCAATTGGTGTTGTTGGCGGTGCAGTTGCAGTAAGTGGAGGTGCATCAAATGATTTTGGAATAGGTACAAACGGCACAACTAATAATTTAATTTTTGCAACAGGAGCTGCATATTCAGAAAGATTTAGAGTTTTTGGAACAACAGGAAATGTCGCTATAAACACCACCACAGACGCAGGATTCAAACTTGACGTTAATGGTACTGCGAGGGTGGTAAACAACTTACTTTCGGGAAATGGCACTTATTTTACTACGGGTTCACAATCAATTGCTTCGGCTTCAACTGCGGGTGCATTTATGGAGATAAGTTCGGGTGCATCTAATTCAGCTTCGCTCGTGTTTTCAAAGGCAGGTTCATTGTCAACGCTTTGGCAGTTCTATTGTGATAGCTCTAATAACCTTGCATTCTTTAGAAATGGAGCAAATAAAGAAACCTTTAAATTATTTGAATCAACCAAAAATGTAGGTATTGATGAAGTTTCAGCAAGTTCAACTTTTACGGATGTTGCTTCGGCTAAACTATTTGTTAATTCCACAACAAAAGGCTTTTTACCTCCACGAATGACAACCACACAAAAGAACGCCATTGCAACACCTGCAACGGGACTAATGGTATACGATACAACACTAAACTTAATCTCCGTATATAACGGAACAATTTGGATATCTTTATAATATGGAAACACAAACAAACGGAGTAGCGATTCAACCAATCGTCTATCCACTTAACGAAGGTACTGCGACACGATTGAGCGTACTTGTTCTGAACTTCGAAACGACTGCAACGACTTGCACAACGTACTGGCAATTACTAACCGAAGAAGGAAAACAATTAAGTCAAGGGAACTATACCTTGACTGAAGAACAATTCTTAACTTGGGGAACTGATAATTCAGTCGTAAACGAGTATGTCGCTGAAGCAATCGGAGTAGTAATCATCTAAAACACGGACTATGTTAACACTATCAGAAGAACAAGTAA